TGTCGAACTCCTTGAGCGCGTCCTTGCCGAGATCCTTCGTGAGAACGTGCGGCGGTTCGATCTCGTCGGCCTCGATCATCTTCGTCCAGAGATCAGAGAGCGACTTCTTCGCATCGCACGATCCGCATCCGCAGGCGCATTTTTTCTTCCGCTCTGCGTTGCGCTCGCGCTCTCGATCGAACTCCTCGATCTTTCGCTTGGCCCACGCGAAGCCGTCGTCGCCGCCCCAGCCGTACCACGCCTGCCATCCGCGACCCTGCTCATCCCAAGTGGAGCCTTGCTTGTCGACTTCGTGACGCTCGAAGTACGAAGCCATGCGGCGGATCGTGTCTTCTGAGAGTCGCACTCGATTCATCAAGTCGCGAGCGCGAGCGATTCCGACTGCCGTCATTCCGCGCTCGCTCTCTGGCTTGCGAGCGCGAACTTCGAGAGCGCGGCGAGCATTGTCGGCCACCGACTGCGGAGGCCGAGTGTCAATGTCGCCGATCGCCTTCGTCTCGATCTCGTCGAGAGTCTTCCCTTCGGCGCACATCGAGTACGCGATCGCGACTGCCTGATCCTGCGGATAGCCTTCCGCGATCAGTTTCGGAATCTTCTCCGAGACGCAATCAGACAAAGCGTCTTTCTGCTCTGGCTGTGTCGGAAGCATCGGAGGCTCCTCGATCTCGTTTGAGGCATCCAGAGGCCCGGTGAGGCCGTCCGGCGCACTCGAAGCCATTCCGAGAGGCGCAGCAGGCGCAGGGCCTCCGAGAGGCTGTCCGTTGACGAGAAGCGCATCGGCCATCGGATCTTCGACTGGCTCAAGTCCCTCGCGCATTCGCGCCTCGTTCGCCGTCATAATTCCGCCTGCGACCATTGAGCGGAGTTTCTCAAAGGCGAATCGCTCGTCCTCGGAGACGGGGTTGTCATACGCGAGGAACGCATCCTCTTCGATATTGAAGAGAGGAAGGAGATTCTGATTCAGCGTCTCTTCATCCATGCGGAGCAGCGGCAAGATCGTCGTCTGCTTCCATGATGCGAAGCCTACGGTCGCGCTCGCGAGATTCGGATCATTCGCCTTGAGCATCGAGACTGGAACGCCGAAGACTGCTGCGATCTCTTCGACGATCTGATCGCGGCCTGCGAGATCCTTAGTAGGGAAAGAGAGAGGCTTCAGGTCGATGTCTGCCGTCGTCGTGAGGAAGCGTCCAGTCCGCTTTGATCCGCGAAGTTTCTCGTCGATCGAGACTTCGAGCCGTTCGAGTTCGTCGTCGTGAGCAGGCGACTTCACGACGAGGAGATAATCGGGACGCGCCTTGTTCGCGAAGAACGCGACATCCATCTCGTGAATTGCCTCGTTCGCCATGATCGCGCCCCAAGCGGCCTCGACCTTGCCGATCCCGTAGTACATATCCGCCGGATTCGGTCGCTTGAAATGGATGACTTCATCCGGCGCATATGTGTTCTCGCGCTTCTGCTCTTCGGTCGCTCCGTAGCGATATTCCCTGATGAAGTCTTCGCCTTGCTGACCGGGGACGACTTCGACGAATTGCGAAGGCATCGTCCAGAGTTGCACCGGAACGCCGAGACGCTGATCGATGACTGGATGAATGTAGGAGTTGCCCGTCAACTCGCCGTACAGAACGCGAAGAACTGTCGCGTCGAATCCGTTCTGATACGGATTGACCTTCGAGAGCAACTGAAGGATCGGATGCGCGTCGTCGACGACCTCGAAGTCGTCGCCGTACTCTGCGGCCTTCGTGAGCGCGTATCGGCTCGGTCGCTGTTCGAGATCTCCGAAAAGATATGCCTTCGTTCGACGCGATGCCTTGCGAGTGTTCCAGAGTTTCGTCGACTGACTCTTATTTCGAACGTACAAGCGAAGAGGCTGACTCGCGACAGCGACGGCATTCAGATTCGCCGCTGCGTAAATCCAAGATCGGTACGCATTCACAGCGGCGCGATATTCAAACGGCGATCTCTTAGCAGGCTCGCCGCGAAGGATCGTCATCGAAGAATTGAAGTACTTCTCCGGAGTGAATGCCGCTTTGATTCGTGCGAGTAGATTCATCAGATGACTTTCACCATGAGAGGCCTTCGCGCTCGACGCGCGAGGACTGCGAGCGCGAGAGCGCAAACGCCGTCGTCGTGTCCGACTGTCGCCTCATAGGAGACGTTCCTTCCCGAGTATCGGAAGCCGAACGATTCGAGTTCACTCCGAAGCCAACCATCGGGAAAGCGAATATCCGCAGTCGAGATCGCGATCTGTAAGCCCTCCATCAGTTGCTGCTTGCTCTGGCTTGTGAATTTGAAGCCTTCAGTTCTGCGGCAAACCTTGCGAAGATCTTCGACGATCGGATCTCCGACTCCAGTCGAGTCGATCTGCGCCGGAGCGTTCTGAATCATCTTCGCGAGTCGCTCGCGCGTGACGTTCCACGGAGCCTGCCATCGTTCGAGCCGACAGACGCGGCCCTCGGCATCAAGGCCGACAGCGACCGTCCAGTCTTGGCTCTTCGCAAGATCGACTCCCCAAGCCTCTGGCGCGGCAGATGACATCGGCGCGATGCAAGCGCGGATCGCATCGAGGCCGAACGGATTGCCTCCGTCCTCTGCGGGAATCCCTTCGAGTTCCTGATCGGCGATCGCCTTCGGCAGACTCGCTCGCATCGCTTCGACTTCCGCAGGATCGAGAAACGGATTCGACATCGAGCCGATGCGAAACGCGGCCCAAGTTCCAGTCGTGTCGCCTTCCGCTTCGAGAAAGAGACGATGGAAGTCGCCTGTCCCTTTCGGAGTTCCGGCGAAGATCGCGCTTCCCTTGCGATCGGCGAGAGTCGGTCGAATCGCTGCTCGCCAGATGTCGAGAAGGCCGACGACGAATCCGGCCTCGTCGATCGCGACTCGATCATAGAAACGGCCTCGGCCTGCGTCAGCGTCTTCGAGCGTCCAGAAGTCGATCGAGCCTCCGGTCGAAAGTTCGATGCGCTTCTCGACGCGATCGTGCTTCGAGATGAGCGGAAGGAGAGCGCGTTCAAGATCGCGAACTGGCTCGGCAAGGTACTTATACGAAGGCGCGAACCACGCCGTCCGCCTGCCTCGGATCGCGTCGTTGAGAATGACGAACTCTTCGAACTTTGTCTTTCCCCAACGACGACCGATCTCAAGCACGTTGAATCGACGCAGTCGACGGAATACGTCGAGTTGCGAAGCATGAAGAACCGACTCTGGAGTTGGAACGCGAATCTTCACGCGCTATCCGCGAGCCGAGGCTTTGGAGCCTCGAATGGCTCGATCGTGACGACCTCTTCGCGCCTCGTCTCGTCGATCTTTTCGCGCTGTCCGAGATGCTGCTTGCCGAGCCAAATCAGCATCGCGACATTGCCTTCCTTCGCCTTCTCATATTGCCAACGACGGAGGCTCATCCGCATCTCGTCATAGCCTGCGTTGATTTCCTTGCGGCATCGGCGACGAATCGTCGGCTCTGCAACTCCGCAGATCGTCGCGATCTCGGCATGAGTGCATCCGATTCGCGCAAGCGATTGAACGAGACGCAAGTCGATCTCAGCGCGAGGTCTACCGAGTGGCAAGGACGGCCTTCTTTCCTGTGAGGTTCTCCCATCGCTTTACAATCACGTCGCAGTATTGCGGAGAGATCTCCATTCCGTAGCACTTGCGACCGAGTTGCTCGGCGGCGATGAGCGTCGTCCCTGATCCGAGGAACGGATCATATATGATCTCACCTTTCCGAGATCCGTCAGTGACAGCCTGACACCAGAGAGCGACGGGCTTCATCGTTGGATGTTCGCGACTGACCTTTGGACGGTCATATTTCCAAAGCGTCGTCCGTGTACGATCGGAGTTTTTATGGCGGTCCCCTGAAATCCAACCGAACAGGATTGGCTCGTGCTGATAGTGGTACTCGCTATGACCAAGCACCATTGATTCCTTTGCCCACACCATGATCTGCCGAAGGATGCCTCGCCGCTTCCAGTCGTCAGCAAAAAGAATATGCAACGGTCCTGGGGGTACTGTTGCATACCAGTAAGCACCGCAACGGCAGTTCTTTTCGGCATTGTCGAAAGCAGCAACGACGAGAGACGCTAGGTCTTCTTCGCCAAGTTCGTCGTTCTCTATCTTTAGTGCGTCCTTTGTCTTTCCGACATAGGAGACTCCATATGGCGGATCACTTAAAAGCATATCCGCCTTCTCTCCATCCATCAATCGCTCTACATCCTCTGGCTTCGTCGAGTCTCCGCATAGCAAGCGATGATCTCCGAGAATCCAGAGGTCGCCG